CCCCGACGGCCGCGTCAACTAAACATCCGCGCTAGACTGAACTGCACTGCAATGTTCGCTGCCGGCAACAAAAGGCAAAAGGGGTCCCCCAACGATACACAAGCCACCGGGCACTGGGTTTATCCGTGAGGTACCAGTTTTAATAATGGGATCAAGTCCCGCCCACGCTGATCAGACGATCAACGTCTCCAAGGAGTACAGTAAGGCGAGCAACCTTGGCAGTTCCTACCCCGGGTAGAACATCCAACAAGCTTCCCGATGTGTCTTTCCGCTTCACAGCGCCAACCCTCCACATCCAGTACAAATTACGGCACCTTCCCCTATGTCAAAATGAGGTCGGGTTCACGGACACCGATGAGAGATTTCGGATCTAACTCCGAATAGTATCTCCTGGCCTCCAAACTCGCCTCCTCTTTTTTCTTTTCTAGGGCGATTGCACGTCTCTCCCGTACTATATCACACATATCGCACGGGTCCCACATGACCTGCTGGTCCTCAAGCCAGACACGGTCAACGTGAAGACCCTCGATACACCTGAGTACGGCGCGAGGGACAACAGTCACCCTTTCTTTTGTCTTCCTACAGAGACCCCTCCGGGTCTCCAACGCACGATCTTTACACCACCGCGGTGGGCTTCTTCTTCTTGTCGGTTCCTTCGCCAACTGCGCAAGGACATCCCGAACTTTCATCTTCCTCCCTGGCGGCACGAAAGGCCCCATCTCCCATGTCTCCTTCACAACAATCTCCGCCACTTCTCTCTGCAACACCAGGTCCCGCACCTCAGGGTCGACAGATCTCACCATCTCCTGGTGAAACCCGTCTAATGGGTCGGTGGGTATTGGTGCCTCGTACTGTCCGAAACGATGCTTCTCTCTCCTCCATAACGCCTTCGGAAGGGAAAACCCCCTACGGAGGGCAAATCCCAACTTGATCATCGTTCGCCGAGAGGCGGCGATGAGGGGCGTAAAATGGCGGAGAAGAGAACGTTGGAAACGTCGAGTACGAGTATGGCGAGGAGAGAAATCGCGGATCATGGAGTCAAGGGCCTCCGGAACACACCTCGGATCGCGGGTTGAAAAAGCACCCATCCGGATAAAAGGAATTGGGTTCAAATTCCGAGAAAAATACGTGGAGTTCACGGTCAAAAACCGATCCGACCAGGCAGTCTTCTTTTCATTCAAATTCAATCCCAACCCGGGAGCAACTTTCTTATATGTTTCATACCAACGATCTGTCGTCTGGACGACCAGATCGTCCCCATTAATCAGGCGAGGGGGCTCCTCTCCGGTCAAACCATCGACCCAGCAAGACGCCAACCAGTTTTGCAAACAAAGCAATGGGAAACTGAGTAAATTTCCCATCAACTGACCCGTGGTCAGTTGGAACTGGTCGCCGTCTGGGCCCTGGATGACAGGACGGAGAGAACGCCTCGCCTCCGAAAAATAGGCGCCGAGGAGGGGAGATGAGAGATAGGCCAATTCATCGATAATGGCCTCTGCAACTTCTGTGGGCAGGCAATCAGTTGCCGCGGAGAAATCGGCGGAGAGGAACCCCCCTCCAACACCGAACCCCGCCTTACGCAACCTTGACCCAGAAGGAGGACCCTTAAGTAACCAGGGCTCCTTCGACAGTCGATTGTAGAGGACCACATGAAGTGGCCGGAGGAGAAGAAAAGTGGGATCGTTGCGGACAAGTGCACGGGGTTTACCTGGATCGTTAGCGACTAAGAAAGTGGGTTCACAGACCACTTCCTCGCCATCC